TTAATAAAAGTTTGTCTTAAATATAGTTGAAGTTTGAGTATTTATCAATATATGCAGAAATTAGTTCCAATTACAAGATTAGGTAAGTTCTTTGGTGGAGAAGACTATGCCTTGGATACCAACATGGGTCAAGAGTGGTTAGAAGGTGATATGAACTTCACGGTTGTATTATATCGTATTGACCGATATAAAACAAAAACTGATAGTGTATATGGTGAAGTGTTGGAAAACGGGATACAATTTTTAGCTCCTGTTGAATTAAAAGGTCTTGTTCAAGTTATGGCACCTGCACAGAAATTTTTGGGTAGTTCTAAAGTTGAACAACAAGAGCCAGGTAATATGAAGTTTTCGGTTTACCAAAAACAACTTGATGACTTGGGAGTTGAAATATTTATGGGTGATTACCTTGGTTATTATGAAACCGAAGACCGAGTTAGATATTATACAGTTAATGATGACGGATATGTAAGGTCCGACAATAAACATACATATGCAGGATACAAACCGTTCTATAGAACAATTGTTGCAACATATGTAAGTGAAAACGAATTTAGAGGAATTTAATGAAGGTTGTTATAACAGAGTCACAGTTTGATTCTTTATTTATAGGTAAGAAAGTTATGGTGTATTACAATTTACACAAACATACTTTTTCTGTTACATATGATAGTAAAGTAATTATGCATGCTGACTATGTTAAATTGGGTGATGTTGAGTTTAGAGTTAGAAAAGGTGGTAAAGAACGAGTTCGTTCTGAAAAATCAAAAAACGTTCACGCGTTTGTAATAGGAAAATTATTGGACTATTGTGAATATCCTTGTGATGAAATACCAACACCGTCATCAGATAAAGTTGTAACGTATAATCCATATAAAAACGACACATTTGTATTTAAGAATACAGAAGAGCCTGTTTATCACGCACAAGAAGTTGATATGATAAACTCAAAAAATAAACTATTTGTTGTAAAATAAAATAATGCCGTTACCTAAAACCATAGTTAAACCAACTTTACCTTTAGTACCGAGAAAAGTTTTATCTGAAAGAAGAGAACAACTTTTAGAGTATATTAAAGAAGACGGAACTTATCTACCAAAGTCAGTATTACATGCTGATTTGGATAGGGGTATGTTAGACTTTGTTAAAACAGAACTTGAAGTTGTTACTGCAGGAAAAATTGTACCTATGTTGGATATCATTATTACAACACAAAACTGGTCACAATATTTAGAGACATGGAAGTTTGTGGATATGGATTACAATCCATCCCCGCCATTTATTACAGTGGTTAGACAACCTGAAGTTAAGTATGGTACAAACCCATCACTTCAATATACAATTCCAAATAGAAAACAATTTTATTATGCTTCCGTCCCAACTTGGAATGGTAATGAACAAGGTATGGACATTTATACAATTCCACAACCTGTTCCTGTTGATATCAAATATAGTGTTAAAATTATTTGTAATAGAATGAGAGAACTTAATCAACTTAATAAAGTTGTTATGCAAACATTCTCATCAAGACAGGCTTATACATTTATTAAAGGTCAATACGTCCCAATTATTTTAGAAAACGTTTCAGACGAATCTCAAATGACAATGGAGGCAAGAAAATACTATGTTCAGAATTATGACTTTACAATGTTAGGATATCTAATTGATGAAGATGAGTTTGAGGTTAAACCTGCAATTCAAAGAATCACACAATTATTTGAAATAGATACAACAACAAGAAGACAAAAAATAGACAAGTATCCAAAAAATCCTAACGAGTTTCCTTCTGAATTTGTTTTTGTTTCAGGTAATACCACTTTAGTTGATATGATTGATTTTACCGCAAATATGTCTTTGGTGGGTACAGACAATATTAATACTTATGATGTTTACATTAACGACGACTATTACGGTAGTGATGTTTCAGTAATTCAAATTACAACTAATGACATTTTAAGGATTGAAGTTACAAAAATTAATAACACTCAGGAATCAAAAATAACCTTTAATAGTGGGTTAGTTTAATCTTCTCCGTATATATCTTTCTTTTCTTTACATTTTTCAAAAATTAAATTTTCTAAAAATTTATAAATCTTTATCCCACGTTTATCACAGTACTTTTTCAATATATCATGAGATTCAGGGGATATTTTTATGTTCTTGATTTCTTTCTTTGTTTTCATGGTGAGAAAAAAGGCAGAATTAATTCCTACCGTTTATAAATAGTTACCTAAAAGTAAAGTTTTTTCATATAATAATGAATATTTATCTATAAAATAAATCTGTAACAGAATAATTTAATAATGGCAACAGCACAAGCAAATCAAAAAGTATTCGTATCACCAGGCGTATACACATCTGAAACCGACTTATCATTCGTAGCCCAAAGTGTGGGTGTAACGACTTTAGGTCTTGTTGGAGAAACTTTAAAAGGTCCAGCATTTGAACCAGTATTCATAACTAACTATGATGAGTTCCAAGCTTATTTCGGGGGAACAGAACCCGTTAAGTTTTATAATACTCAAATACCAAAGTATGAGGCGGCATATATTGCTAAATCATATTTACAACAATCTAACCAATTGTTTGTTACCAGAGTTTTAGGTTTATCGGGTTATGACGCAGGACCATCATGGACTCTTAACGTCACAGCCAATGTAGACCCAACAACTATTGGTAACCCATCTACAGGTGTTACGTTTACCGCAGACTTTACAGGAAGCTCAACAGGTAATACAATTACTTTTGTTGGTGGAGCGTTACCTGCTGAGGTTAGTGCGAATTTAAATGTACAATATAGATTAGAAGACGGTACAACATCAACATTACAAGATGACTTTAATACTTATTTAGATGGTATTATGGATATACCATCAACCTCAGCAACAACTGCGGTTATTTATGGTGCTATACCTGAAACTGATTACCAAACTTTAGTTGGAACATATACAACAGATTATAGTCCATATGGATGTGAAAATAATTTTACACAAAACGAATTAACTGAAGGTGCTAACGATTCTTGGTATTACGCTAACTTTGAATTTGAAAACAACGACTCATTAACAGGTAATTATACAGGTTATTCATTCTACTATACTGTTTCTAATTTAGTTTCAGGAGCGTCTAATACATTTACAGGAACTATTGTTGGTAATTCATACACATTTACTGGTACTGCGTATTCAGAATTTAACAACATGGTTGTCGGAACTATTCGTTCAAGAGGAATTTCTCTTTTTGATAATAGTAGTACTAGTGAAAACCACGGTCCCATTTATCAAGTAAGTGGACTCACAGATTTACAATTAATATGTACTGGTCAATATTCGGGTATTACAAAATCACCTTACGCTACTTTCTTATTATCAGGTGTGACAAGAGAATTAGATACATTCTCATTTGAGACTTCATTATTGGCATCATCGGCAAAATATATTACTAAAGTGTTGGGTGTTGATAATTTTGGTAAATCAAGATTTGAAGTTCCAATTTATGTTGAAGAAGCATATCAAGCATCTTTAAATTATGCATACAACCAAGGTTATATTCGTGGGTTAGCGTGTGATTTAATTGCATTACCTGATGCTAGAAGTGAAAATAGTTCATCAATAGCATATAATTTAGAGCAGTATCAATCACCTGAAACACCATTCTTAGTTTCAGAATTAAGAGGTAATAAAGTTTACAAATTATTCAAATTTATTTCAATCTCTGATGGTGATTCTGCAAATACTGAAATTAAAGTATCTATTGCTAACTTATCATATAATAATATGTCATTTGATGTATTAGTTAGAAATTTCTTTGATACTGATGCAAACCCTGTTGTAATTGAAAAATTCACAAATTGTAATATGGACCCAGGCACAAATAATTTTGTGGCTAAAAAAATAGGTTCATCTAACGGTGAGTTTGCGTTAATTTCAAAATATATTATGGTTGAAATGGCAGATGAAGCACCAATTGATGCATTACCTTGTGGTTTTTATGGATACACTCAAAGAGAATATCAAGATTACACTCTTTACCCATCACCATATCCTAAATTTAAAACAAAATATTATTTTCCAGGTGAGGTTGTTTCTAACCCACCATTTGGTTCTGCGGCAGGAGGAGCTCCAGTTCAGTCTGCAGGAGATATCGTTAGAAGAAATTATTTAGGGTTTTCAAGTCAATTTGGTATTGATGAATCTTTCTTAACATATAAAGGTAAACAAAATCCTTCAAATTGGATTTCAAATCCTTTGGCGGTTGGTCAACCTTGGAATGTAATAAGTAAAGGTTTCCACATGGACTCAGGAGCAACGGTTGTTACACTTGGTAATCTTGTTGTTGATAGTGGTCAAACTGCATTTGAATGTGGTGTTGCTGAATTTAGAGAAGACCCTGGAACACAAGAAAACCCATACTACTTTATTTACTCAAGAAAATATACAATATGTTTCGCGGGTGGATTTGACGGATGGGACATTTACAGAGAGTGGAGAACTAACCAAGATAGATTCCAATTAGGTTCTTCAGGTTATTTAGCAGGAGCATCAGCATCTTCAAGATACCCAACCGCAACAGGTGACGGTTTATTCAAAAGAATTGTAATTCAAAATAACACACAAGACTTTGCAAATACTGACTACTACGCGTACTTACTTGGTATCTTAACATTTGCTAACCCTGAATCTACAAACATTAACGTTTTTGCAACAACGGCAATTGATTATGTTAATAACTCAAACTTAGTAGAAGAAGCAATTGACATGATACAATTCTCAAGAGCTGACTCGGTTTATATCGCAACAACTCCTGACTACCAAATGTTTACTCCTGACGCGACTAACTCTTTAGATATCATCTATTCACAAGAAGCGGTTGATAACTTAGATAACACAGGAATTGATTCTAACTATACAGCAACTTACTATCCTTGGATTTTAACAAGAGATACAGTAAACAATACTCAAATTTACTTACCACCAACAGGTGAGGTTTGTAGAAACTTAGCGTTGACAGATAACATTTCATTCCCTTGGTTCGCATCAGCGGGTTACACAAGAGGTCTTGTAAACTCAATCAAAGCTAGACAAAAACTTACACAAACTGATAGAGATACATTGTATCAAGGTAGAATTAACCCTATCGCAACTTTCTCTGATGTTGGAACTGTAATTTGGGGTAATAAAACATTACAAGTTGCTGACACAGCACTTAACAGATTGAACGTAAGAAGATTACTACTTCAAGCTCGTAAGTTAATTTCAGCGGTAGCGGTAAGATTATTGTTTGAACAAAACGACCAAGTTGTTAGACAACAATTCTTAGATAGTGTTAATCCTATCTTAGATTCAATCAGAAGAGATAGAGGTTTATACGATTTCCGTGTAACTGTATCTTCAACACCTGAAGATTTAGATGCTAACAGACTTGTAGGTAAAATCTACTTAAAACCAACGAAGGCTTTAGAATTCATTGACATTGAGTTCTTCATTACTCCAACAGGAGCTTCGTTTGAAAATATCTAATAAAAATTTATGGGGGTACTTTATGTACCCCCTAATTGCCAAAGTATGAAAAGACAAATTAAAGAGGGATTTAAAGGAGAGGGTACTCCAGACATGAAATATTATGCATTTGATTGGGATGACAACATTGTTCATATGCCAACAAAAATAATGTTAAAGACTGAAGACGGTGATGAAATTGGTATGAGTACTGATGACTTTGCAGAATACAGACATGATTTGGGTAAAAAATCTTTTAAATATAAAGGTGAAACTATTGTTGGTTTAGCAGATGACGCCTTTAGAAACTTTAGAACTGATGGAGACAAAGATTTTTTAATTGACACAATGAGAGCTAAAGAAGGTCCTGCCTTTGGAGACTTTAGAGAAGCAATTAATAACGGTTCAATATTTTCAATTATTACTGCTAGAGGTCACAATCCAAATACATTAAAACAAGCGGTTTACAATTACATTGTTAGTGGATATAATGGTATAGATAAAGACCAACTAGTTAAGAACCTTAAAAAATATAGGACTTTCGTAGATGAGGAAGATATGAGTGACGACGATTTAATTAAATCATATTTAGAACTCAACAAATACCATCCAGTTACTTTTGGAGAAGGAAGTGCCGCCAATCCTGAAGAATTAAAAGTTAAGGCTATGGATGAATTTGTTTCCTATATAAAAGGAATTGCTGGTATACTTAATAAAAAAGCATATATAAAAAATGATATATCTAATAACTTTATACCAGAGCAACCTAGTATTGGATTTTCAGATGATGATATTAAGAATGTAGAAGTAATGAGTAAACATTTTAAAGATAAACCAGATAATATAGTTAAGACTTATTCTACTGCTGGAGGTATTAAAAAGGAATATAAATAAAGAATAATCTCATCAAATTAAAAGTAAAGAGAAAAATTTTTTAACAAGACTATATTTATATCTATAAACAACAAAGAAACTAAAAAAAATTAAAATAACATGGCTGATTTATTAATGAAAATGCCGATACCTTACGAACCAAAACGTCAAAATCGTTTTATCCTAAGGTTTCCATCAAGTTTGGGTATAAACGAATGGTTTGTAGAATCAACGGCTAGACCACACATCACAATTGCTGCAACGGAAATACCGTTTTTAAACACATCTACTTACGTTGCAGGTAGATTCAACTGGCAAACAATTCCAGTTAAATTCCGTGACCCTATTGGACCTTCAGCGGCTCAAGCTCTTATGGAGTGGGTTCGTTTACATGCTGAATCAGTAACAGGTCGTATGGGTTATGCTGCGGGTTACAAAAAAGACATTGACCTTGAAATGTTGGACCCAACAGGAGTTGTTGTTGAGAAATGGATTCTTTATGGAACATTCTTAACAGACGTTAACTTTGATTCGTTGGCGTACAATACTGATGGATTAGCAACAATATCTGCGACATTGAGAATGGATAGATGTGTGTTAGTTTACTAATACTATTTAAAAATTTTTAAACCTAATTATATTTAACCGTAGAGCAATAAACTTTACGGTTAATTTTTTTATATGGATACACAATCAAACGACTACGGTCAACAAAATTTTACATTACCACACGATGTGGTACCATTACCTTCACAAGGTATTTTCTACAAAAATAAAAAGAAATCACTCAAAGTCGGATATCTTACAGCCTCTGATGAAAATATTTTAATGGGTGGTGGAAATGATTTAACTCTTAATTTATTAAGGGGAAAAATTTATGAACCAGATATTAGGGTTGAAGACCTTATTGAAGGAGATGTTGAAGCAATTTTAATCTTTTTAAGAAATACCGCGTTTGGACCTGAAATAAGTTTAAATCTTACTGACCCAAAAGATAATAAACCATTTAGAACGTCGGTAACGTTAGACCAATTAGCCATTATTAATGGTCAACAACCAAATGAAGATGGTACATTTACTACAATGTTACCAAAATCACAATCAACTATTAAAATTAAACCATTAAGTTATGGTGAAATTTTGGAAATTGGTAAAATGGCGGAAACATATCCTCAAGGTAGAGTAGTTCCAAGAATTACATGGAGAATGCAAAAAGAGATTATTGAAATTGATGGCTCAACCGATAAAGCGGTAATTGCCAAATTTATTGAATCAATGCCAATCGCAGATTCAAAACACATTAGAAAGTTCATGAATGAAAATGAACCAAGACTTGATATGAATAAAACGTTAATAGCCCCGTCAGGAGAACGTCTAACAGTGAATGTTGGGTTTGGGGCGGACTTTTTTCGTCCTTTCTTCTGATTATAGAAAAGGACAGATAGACGAGTTTTACTATCTTAACACTTTAATGAAAATAACGTATCAAGATTTTGAAAGGATGCCTGTTTTTGTTAGAAAATATTTATTAGATAAATGGATTGAAGATAATCAGAAGGACTAAAAATTTTAGTCCTTCTTCTATTTATATAAAAACCCAAAAAACTTATGGCAAAAGATGATAACCAAGAAGGCAGTTTTAAAGAAATCAAGAAAGAACTTGATAGTTATAGCAGTCCTTTAGAAAAAATTGTAATTTCTTTGGACGAAATGTTTAAACATGCGGACAAAATTAATAGGGCGTTTGTTGATGGTAGAGTTAGAATCCAAGAAATGGATTTGGCTGTTGCAAATTCTGCATCAGGTATAATTAGATTGGGAGGAAGTCTTGAAGATGTCTCAACAACTATCACTCAAATAGCCGCTGGCTCAAGAAGAAATGTCATTGCTACCGAAGAGCAGGTTAGTAAATTATACGCATCATCTAAAATCTTAAACACTGACGCAAATGTTTTAGTTGATTCATTTGCTAAAGTTGGATATGAAACTTCTCAGATAGGACCTAATATAGAAGAATCTATTGGATATATTCAAAGTATTGGATTAAACGCAACTACAGTAATGAAAGAC